TTAAAATATGATGAAAAAAAGCATGGTTCTCCTGCTAAAATGACTTCACCTTTAAATGACAGAACTGACAGAAAAATTAGAAAAGCTAACAAGACAGCTAATCAAATTAGCAAAATGCAAAATCAAAGAAGTAGCGTAAAAGATACTTACAGTGGTGATCCTGACGATTTAGAGCCAGAAAGAGTAAGAACTGCAGATAAGCCTGCTAGCAAAAGAGAAGTTAGAAAAATTAAAAAATTTAAGAAAACAAAAAAACAACTAGGACTTTAACAATATAAAATTTAAAAAATAAAATTATGCCTTACACAACAGAACCAAAAGGACCAGTAGCTAAAAACTTAAATAAAGGTTACGGAAGCGAATCAGTTAAAACTGAAAGATCAAATTTAATGAGCGATAATCCAGTAGCTAAAGATGCTAGTGGCGGAAGAGGTTCATGGATGTCTAAACACTCACAATCAAACATGGGTGGATCACCTTTGAAAGAATTAAAAGGAGGTCAGGTAAAACTTGATAAAAACAAAAATGGCAAAATCGACGGTGAAGATTTTAAAATGATGTAAAAATAACAGTAGAGAACTGTATAAAACTCAAAAACAATAACCACGTCAAATAATTAAAACAAAACAAAATGGCAAGATTTATTAATTTCCCGGTAACGGGAGGATTTACAAACGCAAATCCACCAGTAGCTACTCCAGGAATGGATGGTGACAATTTATTATTAGCAGAAAGCATTGTTTCAGTATCTGTAGCAACAACACAGCCTGGAAACGCAGCAACAGCTAGAACAACAGTTAGTATTCAATTAAATGGAATAGCAGGAAGTAGTTTATGTACTTTAACTGTTGGAAGCAGCACAACACTAGATCAAACTGGTACGGCTCAACCTGCAGTAGTAACAGCAGCTAGAATTAAAGATGCAATTAACAAAGCTATCACAGCTAATCCAGGTGGAGTAAAATCTACTGCAACATTACCACAAGATTCGGCAGTTAATGCTGTTTACGCTTTCGGTAACACGTTATATTTCAAAACATTTGTAATAAGCTAATGAACAAGTCTAGAGGTTTCGGAGATACTGTAGAGAAATTTACAAGACACACTGGAATCAAAGGATTAGTTGATAATGTATCAAAAGGTTTAAACATTCCCTGCGGTTGCAAACATCGTAGGGATGCTTTAAACAAAATATTACCATATAAATTATAACACATGGCTTTTAAACTACCTGGCGCACCATATTTAGTAGACAACACACCTATATATAATATAGATATGGAGGACGGAGTAATGGGTAAAGCTAACAATAATGGTTCTATAGTTTTAAACAAAGACTTAGATCCATCGCAAGTAGACGATGTAGTTGCACACGAAAAGATTCATTTAGAACAAATGGAAAGAGGTGACTTAGATTACGACAATGAAAACGTTTATTGGAAGGGTAAGAAATATTCCCGATCTAAAATGGCTGAAGGTGCCAAAGATCTTCCGTGGGAAGCGGAAGCATACAAAAGATCATAATATGAGTAAAAAGTTTAATCAAACAAAAGTAGGTAAATTTCTAAAACAAGTTGCACCTAATATATTAGACATGGCAGGTGATATTTTACCAGATGCTGGAGTTTTTAGTTTAATTAAAAATTTAATAACTAAGGATCAAGATCTACCTACAGAGTTTAAAGAAAAAGCATTGATGTTATTAGAACAAGATATGACAGAGATGAGAGAAACAACAAAACGTTGGGAGAGCGATATGAAATCTGATTCATGGCTTTCTAAAAACACTCGACCAATGTGCTTGATATTTTTATCTGTAATGACTATAGCTTTTATATGGGTTGATAGTCATCATGAAATATCTTTTACAGTAGAACAAGAATGGATAGGTTTACTAAAAACTTTAGTAACCACAGTCTACGTAGCCTATTTTGGATCACGTGGAGTTGAAAAATATAAAACAATAAGTAAAAATTAAAAAAAATGGCAAATAATTTTAGTAGAGCACTAGCTATAACGGCAACTGACACGATAAATATGTTACCGGCTTGGGAATTTATGAACCAAACTGGGACATTAGGAACAAATCTTAGAGGATCTCTTATACAAGTAGGAACTGCTGGAAATATAAACGTAATACCTAACGGTAAAACAGGACTTATTGATACAGTTACAGTATTAACGCAATTAACTAGCGGTAGTGGATATTATGTAGGTGCTGCTATTGGAACAACTCGTACTAGTATTGTACCTACTTCAATTGGACCTAAAGTTTCTTCAGGATTAACTGTAAGTATAGCTATAGGCAATGTACCTGTACCAGGAACAAGCGCAACAGTTTTAGGAGAAGGATATGAAGGCACAGTTGCAGCTCCAGAACTTTTTGAAACAACAGGAGGCACAGGAACAGGTTTAAAAGGAATTATTACTGAAGTTAATGGAACTGGCGGGATACTTGGTTTCACAATAACAAGAGGTGGACAAGGTTATACAGTTAACGATGTATTAGCATTCGTTTCAGGAGACGGTACTGGCGGTACTATGACTTTATCTTCAGCACCAAACGGAGCAGTGACAGGTGCAACGATTGTTGTAGGTGGTGAAGGATATGCAATAGGAGATATTATAACTATAGATCAAGCGGATAGTGGTTTAAATGCTACTTTTAGAGTTGATATGGTTAGAGGTTTAGCACCAGTACTTAGTGATGGAGTTTTATTCACAGGATTACAAGCTGGCGACGTACTTCCGGTATACGTAGATTACGTATTGGCTGGCGCAGGCGCTACTCAAACTACGGCTGGAGCTTTAGTAGCAGGTAGAGAATCATCAATTTCATAGTAAATAACTAATATATAGGTGACTATATAAATAAGAACATATATTAACAATTAAATTAAATCAAATGAAAAAAACAGAAGACAAAATTAAAGCAATGATCACTGATGAACAGTTAAAAACTGTTAACGATCAACAAACTGAATTAAGTAATCATCTTAGAAATGTAGGTGTATTAGAGGTTCAAAAGTCAAGTATTCTAGGTCAAGTTGAAGAAGTTTCAAAGAAAATTGAAGCTACTAAAAAAGAACTTGAAGAAGAATATGGTCAGATAAACATCGATCTTAAAGATGGAAGTTATACTGAGATCGAGAAGGAAGATGAAGAATAATATTAGAAAAATTAGTATTGGATCTGACTACAAAAATGATGCTATGCATTATGCTGTAGGTCAACAAGTTTATGGTGGTCATGAGATTTCTCATATACTTCTTGAAGATTCAGACAATTCTTATAATATACATATAAAGAAAAACAACGAGGTATTGCCATGGAAAAAGTTTAACTCTAACATGGCTATATCCGTTGAGTATGATCTAGAATATTAATATGAATAGTATATATGATTTTATTGTTGAGCCGTTAGGTGAAAAATATAGCAATACTATTAAAGTAGGTGACAAAACATTAGTCATAAACACTAAGATAGAAGACTTTAAGTTTGTAAATAGATTAGCTAAGGTAATTAAATTACCTATAGCTTTTAAATCTAATATAAAAATTGGTGATATCGTTATTATACATCAAAATGTATTTAGAATATTTTACGACATGAGAGGCGAAAAGAAGAAAAGTAGATCTTGGTTTAAAGATGATTTACATTTCTGCGCTATAGATCAAATATATTTATATAAAAATTCAGAAGGTTGGCACTCATTTGGTGACAGATGTTTTATTCAACCTATAAAAGATAATGAAGATCTAACGTTAGATAAAGAACGTAGTCTTATTGGTATATTAAAATATGGCAATAGCTCCTTAAACAAGCTTAAAATACATCCTGGTGACCTAGTAGGTTACACGCCTAATGGTGAATGGGAATTTTTAGTTGATGGACAAAGACTTTATTGTATGAAATCAAATGATATTGTAATTAAGTATGAACACAAAGGAGACGAAGAAAAATATAATCCTAGCTGGGCAAGTAGCGGTGGAAGAATTAATTAAGGTTGCTAAAGAACCTATTGTAGATTCAGATGATGATATATCAGCTGATCGTTTAAAAAACGCAGCTGCAACAAAAAAATTAGCTATATTCGATGCTTTTGAAATACTTAATCGTATTAATCAAGAGCAAGATCTATTAGATGAGAAACCAAAAGAAGTCAAAAAAGAAACTACGTTTCGTGGCTTTGCTGAAGGAAGATCTAGATAATGTATAAACAAGATCTATATAGAATATTAAAAGACCATGTTAAACCTAAAGTTCTTAAACGAATGAATAGGTATAAGAAATGGGAGTACGGATACAATGAAGACCATGATATGGTTGTCATATCTAGAAGTGGAGAGATAGGTGATATATATGAAATACAAAACCTAAAAATAGCTTTACCAAAAGAAGACAATGTTCATATTTTTGATAATGACAAATGGAATTTATTTGAATATCCTAAACAATTAAAGAAAATAAAAACTGTGTTCGACTGGAGAGAATATCCTGAGGACTTTAAAGAACAATGGTATGACTACATCGACAAAGAATTTAAAAGGCGTGAAGAAGGTTTCTGGTATATTAACAAAGGTAAGCCTACTTATCTTACTGGCACTCACTATATGTACCTGCAGTGGTCCAAGATTGATGTTGGGCAACCAGACTTTCGAGAGGCCAACCGTATATTTTTCATATTCTGGGCCGCAGTATATGCAGATGCAAGGTGTTATGGTATGTGCTATCTCAAGAACAGACGTTCGGGTTTCTCGTTTATGGCATCCGGCGAGTGCGTTAACATGGCGACCATA